ATCGGCCGCGACTTTCAGCCCAAGACTGTCAATTATCGCGTTGTCTGCAGTATCGGCTTTCTGCAGGATGATGATGAGCAGATTGTCAACCTTGACAGCAATAGTCTTTCTGCGGGTTTCCAAATCGGAGAGTTGCCCTTTTTTTTGAAGGCGTAGAGTGTTCATAATCAGTGCTTGTGTTGATTGATGCATCTGGTTTCGAGCAACTGGCTGGTTTTGTCAAGCAGCACATTGACTGCCACGTTGTTCTGCTTGATCATTTCGATGACTCGATTCAGCACTGCGATCTGTTGCCGGTTATCCTCCAAAGCTCCAAGCAGGATTTCCTGGTCTTTTTGCCGGTCGGCTCTGATCGTCTCGATGATCTTGTCATACGTCTGTCGATTGCTATCAATCCGCTTTTCAGAGTCTTTTGCCTGGCTTCTGATGTAGAGGATTAATACGGTGGCAATAGCGAGGAGCCCAAAAAACAGCAGTGTTGCGATTCCAAGCTGGGCAGCCAGCTCGTTCATTTCAGCGGTTACTGGAATTGAAGGCACGTTGGCCTTTGTGGTGAGCAGCATGGCGAATCGGTTAGTTGTCTTGACTACTTCGGCAACTTACGACGCGCGCGTATTGATATTCTTGGGACGCTATGTCATTGACATAAGGTTCTTTAAATGAGATATGTGGCAGGTATTAGGTTGAAGGTAAATCGGGGCGAAATGCCCAATTGCCTGATTCTGAAACCAAATTTTGCCGCATGGCTAAAAAACCAATATTTGGCCGCCACCTGATTTTCCGAAGTGGCGTGCATACCAAGGCCGCAGGGGAAACGGTGTGGCCTCCTGATCGAGTGCGTGGGGTTCTCGATGTCACCAGGAGGCTCAGCCCTGCTCAAATTCCGTATACACTGCTCCATCCGACCGATAACCTGCCAATTTTCGGGTATGCCGATCGCGACTCGCTCCAGCTGCATGAGATAGCTGATGGAACGGTGACGCTGTCGATTATGCCGTCGTCGTTCGCGAATCAAGCCATTCCGGCCCTCAAAGCTGGCGGACTGGATAAGGTCTCCATCGGTCTCGGTGAAAATGATGAGGTGGTGCATATCGGCATCGTCCCGAAGCCTGCAGTAGACGGTCTCGGAAATATTTTTTCGTCATCCGATCAGGCTACAGCCTCGTCGGCGGAGGTAGTGTTTTCGTCGGCTGATTTGGATAACCCGGTACGGTCGGCGTTTAGTTCGCTTATGCGCATGCGGATCGGGTGGATCTTTCAGGATCTCGCTCAGTGGATGCAGGGACTGCGTGATCGTACGATCGAGGCGAAGGGGGTCGATGCGGCGGATAAGGAGGTCCCTACCTACCTGATCGACAGCCTCAAAACAACGTTGCCGGACGACGATCCGAATTCCGGCGATTTGGCAAATGGATTTTCGACAACATCAACCAAGGATGATATGGGCAAGGATAAAGAGATTGCTGATCTGAAAGCTGCAGCTGAAGTCCTTAAATCGCAGCGCGATACCGCACTGGGTCGAGCGTCCGAGCTGGAGACGGCGGAAAAGAGTCGCGAAATCAAGGTTTTTCTGGACGGGATCACGAACCGGGTGCCGCCATCGATGCGGGATATGGTCGAAGGGATCCTTTCGGATCTGCAGGGCCTTAAACCGAGGACGTTCGCTGCTGCCGACGGCCAGACTGCTGAACGTACCTCATTCGATGTTTTCAAGGACATTCTCAGTGCCGCAAAGCCGGTAGTTACTTTCGGCGAGGCAGCAACGCGTGAACGGTCTGCAGACGCTGGAGGCGAGGATAAACGCCCGCAGTCACAGCGAGCCCACGAGGAGACTCTCGACCAGGTCGAACGGGTATCGAAGGGATAATAACATCAACCATGATGCGATATGGGATCGCTTGAGGAGATGTCCTGTAGTCAGCGATCCCTGGAATTTCAATAACTCTACTGGAGACACAGTTATGCTTTTTCATGAGGTATCATCCGGCGGCTCAGAAGCTGCCAGTGAGGTCGTAGGTCTGGTTCGTACAGAAGCACCTATACTCGAACATGTTCATTTTTTTGTTGAGCCTGGTGGGTCAGCGGTGCTTGACAAAGATGCCAATATCGCGTCATCAGCAGGATTCCGTGCTCTGAACAGCGATTATTCCACAAAGGATCAGGGTGACCCTGCATATGCCTCTTTCGCGCTGAAGATATTCGGTAAGACACTGAAGGTCGATCGAGCCTATGAACGGCGCGGTTTGACGCGTGGTGGCTCCGATGCGATCGCGTCGCAACTGACCCGGCAGCGACGTGCGTTTGCACGCAACCTTGGCCGAAATCTTAACAGATACATGATCACCGGTAGTTCGGAGGTGTCTGCCCTCCAGTTCAACGGTGTGCTCAAAGCGGTGGACGGGTTGGCTGACAGCCAGACGCTGGATGCGCTGGGTGAAAACGGCACACAGATTCTGACCGGTAACACCGATGCCGCAAAGAAGAGTCAGCAGAAGTTCGTTGAGGCTTTGGGATTCTTGATCGCGTCGGTTGCTGGTGGTGCAAGCGTGCTGCTGATGAACTCGAAGCTTATTGCTCGCCTGTCGACAATTGCCCGGGACAACGTTTCCACGACGGTCGACGAGTTCGGACGCACAATCAAGACTTTTGACGGAGTGCCGATCGTTCCGGTTGGATACGATTACGACAGCACCGAGCTGCTGCCGTTCTCTGCAACTGTCGGCACATCGACCGACTGTTCCACGGTGTGCGCACTGCGCTCTGAAGAGGCGGCATACTGGTCATTCATGACCACGCCTGGTGGGCTGTGGGTGTCCGATGTGCAGCTCGTCGGAAACTTCTACGAACAGACTGTAGAGTTCCAGCTCGACAGTGGCGAGCCGTTCAATGCTCGCTCGCTGGCCATTCTTCCTGGTGTACGTCTTGGCTGATGATGGGGGCACTGTTCCGGGGGATTTCCTGACTTCCGGGAAATCCTCTGTGAGCGGTGTACAGGCTTCTCCCGCCCTGTGAGTCGGACGTGGGGTAGTAAATCGATTTTGAACACGTTTTAACACGTTTAACCACCAATTTTAACGGCGGCATCAATGCGGGTTATCTCTCTTGAGGAGCTGACTGGTGTAATGAGCCTTCAGCGGGTGATCGAGCTGACGGACGACTACGGTACTGGTCAGGTCGATCAGGATGCTCTGGATGCTGCGGAAGGATCGGCAATTGCTGATCTGGAGCTCTATGCGTCGAAGCATTACACGCTCCCGCTGCCGTCAGTTCCCGCGGTCAAGGAGCTGGTCCGCCAGCTCACCAAGTGTCACCTGTTTTTTCGGCGCGGATCGATACCTGAAGATGTGCAGAAAATGTATGACGGATTGATGAAGAAGCTGAAGGAATTGAATCCGTCAAGCCTCGGACTTCCGGGTATCGAACCGGATGCATCTGGAACGGACTCTGGAGCTGGGATATCGGTATCTGCACCTGATCGCCGTTTCGGGCCAAATTTTGCTGGAGTGGATTACTGATGAAGAACCTGAATGAGCATCTGACAGCATCGGCAGCATGTTATGCAGTGATCAAGGCGTCAGAAGGGCTGCAGTTGAGGTCTTATATCTGCCCTGCCGGGAAATGGACGGTCGGGTATGGCCATACGCTGACTGCTCATCGCGGGATGAAGATCACGATGGCTGATGCGGATCGGTTATTGCATGATGATGTCGCAGTGGTTGAGATTGCTGTAAAACGCCTGGTTAAAGTGGCTCTGTCACAAGGTCAGTATGACGCCGTTGTCAGCATTACGTTCAACATCGGGATAGGTCATTTCTCTAAATCGACGCTGCTGAAGCTTCTGAATGCCGGTAACATCGCCGACGCGGCGAAAGAGTTTGGAGCGTGGATATATGCCGGCGGCGTCAAGTGTGCAGGTCTGATAATCAGACGAGGTAAGGAACGGTCGATTTTTGAAGGTAAAAATCTGGAGGTTGTATGAACCGAGTGATTATGTGGCTGATTGGGATCATGCTGGCGATGACGTCGTCGGTTGTGCTGTCCGGGTGCACTGGATCAACAGCACTGGTGTCGTCGACAAAGGCTGGTGAGATGTACGGATATGTTGGGACGCTGAATGCGGCCGTACGGACGGCTGCGGCCAAAGGCGTCCAGTCGAAACTGATCAGCAAAGATCTGGGCCGGTCCGTATTGCAGCGGACTGATCAGGTGAGATTGCTGCTCGATGAATCAATGGATGTGGCGAGGGCAAATCGGGATACTAAACTGTTTGAGGCGCTCGATCTGACGTTCAAGCTGGTCAATGAGCTCCGAGGGAAAGGCATTCCCGTCGACATGCCTGAGTCCGTTCCTGCGACAAAACCCCCAATTCCGGGGATTACTATCGGCTCGGAGGTGCCGGCACGATGATTGATGCGATTGCAAAAATACAGTCAATGCTGGCTCTTGGAGCGCAGCTGTATGCTGTAGCGTCTGGTGGACTGGACGTCATCCGACGGGCCCACGCCGAAGGACGTGACCTGACAGAAGAGGAGCTGGATCAGATTCGTGCACTTGATGATAGTGCCCGAGCCGAACTGCAGCGGGCGCTGGCTGAGTGATCTTTGTCGGAGTAGTAACCATCTTGTAGTACAAATGGAGTTGTTTAACCGGATCCACCTGGGAGACTGTTTCGATGTCTTTCCGTTCGTCCAGGATAAAAGTGTAGATCTCGTTCTTTGTGATCTGCCGTATGGCGTGACGGCATGTGACTGGGATATCGAGCTTGACCTCGATCGGTTGTGGCCTGAGTATAAACGGATCCTTGCTCCTCGAGGAGCTGTGGTGCTGACGGCAACTCAGCCGTTTGAGACCAAACTGATCAATAGCAATCGTCGGTGGTTTCGGTACAAGTGGGTCTGGGAAAAGTCGAGAGCGGTCGGTTTTCTGAACGCGAAGCTGATGCCTCTTCGGATCCATGAG